GGTGCAAGATATACTATTAAACTTATGTGGCCTGATGCTCCAGCTAAATTATATGATGAAGCTATTTACTTTTTAAGAGAACAAGCTGATAATATTGGTTTGACTGATGGAGTAAATTTTCATCCTAGTGCATATAATATTGGTAATCTTTTTGAATTTCCTCAAGATGGATTAAAATATTATGGAACTGAAGTGGTTTCATGCCAGTTTGGTATTTACCTTCAGATTAGAGATGACAAAAAAGCATGTGAACGTCGCAAAGTATCAAGAATTGAAGAAGCACCAGCTTCGTTGGAGGCATTTTTATCATGACCGCAGTAATTGCAGCACCATTCATTCCAATTTCTAAACAATTACATAGCCATAGAGCGGCACAAGGCGCTATCTATGGTGATCTATTAAAACACACAGGTGTAGAAGATCTATATGTTATGATGTCACTTGATCGACTTCGTGATTATAATGATTTTGATACACTATATGTTTATCATGGAAATGACTGGGGTGGTGATCTTAACCTTTTTGGAGGAGTGCAAAATTTTCCACATGCGTACAATTTTAGAAACTTTTCACATTTTAAGGGGAAAGTTTTTTCTTTGGCAGTTGAACATCCGGATTACCATACTATGGTGGGTGACAAACTTAAAACTGCTAAAGAAAAAGGCAGACCAGTTCAAGAAGAATGGCTCGAAATAGACTGGGATAACCTTAAAAGAATGCAAGATACAGCAATTACAATTGACCCAACACCAAACTGGAATAATCTAGTAACTGGAGATAGTCATGCTATTTGTATGTATCGCAAAGATTGGCAAGTTAATTCAGTTCCATTTAAAACATTACATGGAGCTCTTGAAGTTGGCTTAGATACTTTTACACAACGACATTTTAAAAATGTCGAAGACATTAATGATATTGAATTTTATTTTGGTAATATCGATATACGACATCATATAATGAGGCAAGACAATCCAGAGTCAGCCCTGCTTGAGCTATGTGATAAATATATTCAACAGGTAAAGTCTTTACCTGTTAAAGGCAGTAGAAGCATTTATGAACTTCTACCAATCGAAAATCCATCAAGATCTATTCCAAAGTCTGGCTGGTATAAAAATACTCCATACTTTGGCGAATGGGAAGATAGAAATAAGATGCGCCTTTTGTTCAAATCGTATATGATCGAACATTGCCCAAAGAACAATATAACTTTTAAACAATGGATCCAACCAGAGTTCTATAACAAAGAAGGTGAAATGACCTTTGACGTTATGGAAAAGCCAAAATCAGTACATCTTTCTAGAAAGTACTATCCTTATTGGCAAGGACTCGAATGGAATGGAATCGAAAACATTACATTGGAAAGCTTCTTTTCATGAAACATGCAACTATTATTCCACTAATTGGTGGTGAAGCTATAGCATCTGAAAAGGTGTTTGGCACAAGACCAGAATATATTCTTTCATATTCTGTATTTAAAAATAATGAAAAACATCTATTAAATTATTGGAATAATGAAGTACCATATCACGTACTTGATGAACAACCTGAACATCCATTTCATCTACCTAAAGTGGATGTTATGTCTAGTGTTTGTCCTTGTGCTGGTCTAAGCCAATTTTCAATGCACTTTGGTGAAGATAATCCAAACAATCAATGGATGATTAAAACAGCAAAGCATGTTTTAAACGAAGTAAAACCAAGAGTATTCTGGGGAGAAAATGCTCCAGGACTTGCTGGTAATATTGGTAAATTTGTAAGAGATGAATTAAGAGAAATCAGTTTAAACGCTGGATATACTTTTGGTTTATATCGAACTGGTTCACTACTTCATGGGGTTCCACAAACAAGACAAAGAACATTTTATTTCTTTTGGCAAGGCGATCGTACACCATTACTCAATTACTATAATCGGCCATATACGCCGATTGAGGAGGTTATATCGAATGTCAAGTCAAACTCACAAATGGAACCCATCAATACAAAAACACCGTCAAAAGATGATCCCTTCTACAGGTATCTACTTGAAGTTGTGTATAATGGAATTACTCATCGCGAATTTCAAGACAATCTAAGACAAAAGAATGCTCGTACAAATGATGTTCAGTCTTTTATTGAAAGAGCCGGTCACACATATAAAATGATGGCTGAATGGATGGGTAAAAACGGATACGAAAATCAAGTTGAAAAATGTTTAAGAAAACATAAAAAGCTTGTTGAAGATGGCGGCAATATTATGCGTCGTGGAACTATTGTTCCGAAAGACTATATTGGAGCATTTGTTGGACATTATCCAAACTCATTGACTCATCCATATGAAGATCGATATGTTACATATCGCGAAGCTCTTACTATTATGGGAATGCCTGATGATTTTGAATTGCTAGATCCTAAAGCATCTACAAATCATATTTGTCAAAATGTTCCAGTACAAACTGCCATTGATATGGCAACTGAAGTTAAAGAAGCACTTGAAGGAAACAGAAACTGGTTAAATGCCACTTATGTTTATCAAAACAATAACTCTCAGAAATACGAAATATGGGATGAACAAACTAGTGAAAATTTGGAGCGATTCTTTTGAAAATAGATTATAAATACAATGAAGGTAAGCTTCTTGAAGAAGTTACTAAATACGTCAATGCTACTTATGGCGAGCATTATTCCACAAACAAATATCAAGCTACTGAATTTATCATTGACGGCGGTCATGGTGAAGGATTCTGTATCGGCAATGTGATGAAATACGCACAAAGATATGGAAAGAAGGATGGCTATAACAGGGCAGATCTAATGAAAATTATACATTATGCTATTATCGCTATGTACAATCATGATTTGAACCATGGAGAAAAAAATGGAAATTAATATTGATCTAAGCGAAATTAGAAAGCGTAAAATCTTTGTAGCCACTCCAATGTATGGAGGAATGGCAGGTGGTCAATATACTAAGTCTAGTGTAGATCTTGGGATTATGGCAACACGTTATGGAATGGATGTAAGTTTCCATTATCTATACAATGAATCACTAATCACACGAGCTCGAAATTATTGTGCTGATGAATTTCTACGTAGTGATTGCACACATTTGATGTTTATTGATGCTGATATTGGATTTGATCCAAATGATGTTTTAGCTCTTGCGGCTATTGCTGATCCAGAATCTGATAAAGATATCGTGTGTGGTCCATATCCTAAGAAAACTATTTCGTGGGAAAAAATTAAAGCTGCAGTTGATAAAGGTTTTGCTGATGAAAACCCACAAGTTTTAGAAAACTTTGTAGGTGATTATGTCTTTAATCCAGTTCAAGGTGGTCAAGACATGAGAGTTGATATTCCACAAGAAGTACTTGAAGGTGGAACTGGTTTTATGATGATTCAACGTAGAGTCTTTGAACAATTTGATAAAGCATATCCACAACAACGATATAAGCCAGATCATGTTAGAACAAAGAATTTTGATGGTAGTCGTGAAATTATGGCATACTTTGATTGTGTTATTGATCCAGAAACTAAACGATATTTGTCAGAAGATTATATGTTTTGTCAATGGGCTCGGGCTGCAGGTTCTAAGATTTGGATGTGTCCTTGGATGCGACTTCAACATGCCGGAACTTATATTTTTGGTGGATCACTTGTTGATTTAGCAATGGCTGGACAGTCACCAACAACAGATGAAAATAAAATCAAAAATACTAAACGTTAATCTAATTACCAGAAGTGAATATAATGGTTTACATGTAGGCCATTATATGTTATAATGATTTATAAATGAAACAAAGTGAGGATTATTATGGAACTATCTCCTGCAACCTTGGGCGTTCTAAAGAACTTTAGTACAATCAACCCATCCATTCATTTTAAGAGTGGTAATGTACTAAGAACTCTTTCAGCCCAAAAAACTATTATGGCTCAAGTTGAGATTGAAGATACACTACCAAGTGATTTTGCTATCTACGATCTTAATCAATTTCTATCTACCGTATCTCTATTTGCTAATCCAGAAATGAACATTCAAGATTCATTTGTACAAATTGAAGATGCTAAAAGCTCAACTAAGTACTTTTGTACTGATCCTGCTATGGTTGTTGCTCCACCAGAAAAGAATATTACGCTTCCAGATGCACCTGTAAAGTTTTCAATGAATCAAGAAGACTTTAAAGCAACAATGCAAGCTGCAAGTGTTCTTCAACTTCCTGACTGGTGTGTGGTTGGTAACAATGGTATTATTAGTATTGTAGCAACTGATACTAAGAATGAAACATCTAATACATTCGAACGTGAAGTTGGTACTACTGATAAAACATTTCGAATGGTATTTAAGACTGAGAATCTTAAACTACTTCCAGGTAACTATGATGTTGAGATCTCTTCTCAACGCATCTCTCATTTCTCTATGGATAATGGCCGAGTACAGTATTGGATTGCTACTGAAGTTAACTCAACTATCTAATTCTAATGGAGAATTTATATTATGTTATGGGTTGAAACCTATAGACCAAAACGTATTGAAGATACCATTCTTCCAGAAGCATTGAAGAAAACATTTCAAACGTTTATTGATAAAAAAGAAGTGCCTAATCTCCTCTTAGCTGGAAAGCCTGGCATCGGTAAAACTACCGTTGCTCGGGCTCTCCTAGAGGAATGTGGGTATGATTATTATATCATCAATGGTTCTCTTGATGGTAATATTGATACACTTAGACGTGATATCAAAAACTTTGCATCCACTGTTTCTCTTACAGGTTCACGTAAATATGTAATCTTAGATGAAGCAGATTATCTAAACCCACAATCTACTCAGCCTGCTCTTCGTAATTTTATGGAAGAGTATTCTGGTAATTGCGGGTTTATTATGACTTGTAATTATAAAAATAAAATCATTGAACCTCTTCATTCTAGATGTTCTGTAGTTGATTTTGTTATTGATAAGAAACAAGCTCCAGAACTTGCTGGTCAATTCTTTAAACGTATTGGTGCTATTCTTGAAAAAGAAGGTATTGAATATGATAAGAAAGCAGTATCTACATTACTTATGAACCATTTTCCAGATTGGCGAAGAGTTCTAAATGAATTACAACGCTATTCTGTAACTGGTAAAATTGATGCTGGAATTCTTATTAGTCTTGATGAAAACAATTTCAAACAACTTGTTGGATTCCTTAAGGAACGAAACTTTAAGGAAATGCGAAAATGGGTTGGTCAAAATTCTGATATAGACACAACAGTACTCTTTCGTAAAATCTATGACGCTGCAAATGAATATATAGAAGAACAATCTGTTCCTCAACTTATTTTATTTTTGGCTGATTATTCATATAAAGCGGCATTTGTCGCTGATCAGGAAGTAAATATAGTCGCTTGTCTTACAGAGATTATGGCGGAGTGCAACTTTAAATAATGTGGAAATATTGGTGTAAGGCAATAGGAACCAAAGCATATGAAGATAACAACAAAGCTGACAAAGTCGCAATTATTCGTAGTCTTTGGGTGGTGCTTCACATTTTTACTTGTTGTTTTATTATCTTAAATGCAATTGCTAATCATGGATTTGGCCTCATAGGATTATAAATGGAAAGTACTCAAGTAAAAACAAATAGTGGATCTTGGATTGAGGTTTATGATAATGTACTAAGTGCTGATTATTGCGAAGAACTTGTTGATAGAATTAACAAAGATCCAAGATTGACTTATGTGACAGACAGTAAAACATATAATCTACAACAGCTTATTTTATGGAACTTAGATGATTGGCAAGACACTAATAAGTTTCTTACTGATAAGTTTTTAGAATTAGCTCAAGCATATTATGATAAGTATTTACCGCTTTGGCCTGAAAATTTTGCATGTGAATCTATTAAATTTAAAAAGTATTCAGCTTCAAATGATGAATACTTTAAAGAACACGTAGATGTTGATGATGTAAGATCTTGTGTTAGATTTTTAACATCGCTTTGGTATCTTAATGATCCCAAAGGTGGTGGTGATACTGTGTTTACAGATCATAAAGTCTCTGTTGAGCCAAGAGTTGGTAGAGTTATTTTATTTCCACCATTGTGGACTCATCCGCATTATTCAAATCCATCAAAAAATGATAAGTTTATTTTTACTCAATATCTACATTATAGATCGATGAAAGCGGATCCTTTAGTATGACATTGCCACTTATATTGGATGATATTTACAATCCAGATTTAATTAACTTCATTCGAGATAAATGGGCTAAAGAACTTACATATGGTTGGAAGTCAAGTGGTTATGCTGAGCACGATTCAGGCCATTGGAATAAGCAAATCATTAAAAAACCAAATTGGATAAATGTAGACTTAACTGAAACTCCAGAGTATGAAACAGTTCCAGAAATACAAAGAGTATGGAATACACTTATTGGTATTATTGGTGAGAAAAGAACTCTATTAAGAGTTTATTGTAATGGATATACTTATGGAACTGATGGCTATACTCATCTAGATGATACTAATACTGGTGGTCCTGCTACTGCAAGTGAAACTGCAATTATATACCTAAATGAAGGTAAATGGGATATGGACTGGGGTGGAGAAACAATTGTTTATGATGATAATGAAGAACCAGAAACCATAGTAAAACCCAAACATGGAAGGTTATTCTTATTTAATTCACAAAAATGGCATAGAGCGTTGCCATTATCAAGGGCTTATGGTGGTTTACGTACTATCATAACACTCAAAACATACCCAACTGATTTTACATCACGTCAGTTCACTGAAGCCAAACGTTTGTGTGGTAATATACCACATCGCACTCTGTCGGGTGCTGGTACACTATGGCATCATTCTTGGTATACTGCGAGAATTTTAGAATCAGAACTTAAAGCATCAAAGACCGTTTGTATGGCTGGTTTGTTTCATGCTAATGCATATGGCACAGAACATTTTCCTATAGAATTTCAACAATCTAGAGACTATATGAAAACAATATTAGACGAACAAACTGAAAACTTAATATATGAATGGTCTTTGCTACCAAAAAATAGGAATCAAGTACTCCTAAATAGAGAAGGTAACTGGTCAGATAGAGTGTATGGAAGACTCATACAGCTCGAATTGGCAAATGGATTAGAACAAGGAACACTACAGAATGGTCCACAACTCTATGATATACTTGATACAATAAAAATGAAAGATCCGTTATGAACCCTTTTGATTATTTGAATTCAATTAATGATACTAAAAAGAATATCATGATTGATGCACAAACTGAAAAAGGCTATAATGCTTTTATTATTAATAGAGGATTAAGTAACTTTATTGATACAGTATTTTTAGCCAATGCGATGAATGAACGTCACATACTAGATAATAAACTACAATATGATTTTTTAAGAAATGCAGTACGTAAACGTAAAAGATATTCTAAATGGTCAAAGCCAATTCAATCAAATGATTTAGATGCAATTAAAAAGTACTTTAAATATAATGATGAAAAGGCAAAAGAAGCTCTTAAAGTAATCTCTAAAGAAAATATTGCAGAAATCCATAAAAAAATAAATAGTATTGGATTATAAATTATAATGTAATTAATTGGAGATTACACAATGTCTTTTAATATTAATGATTTGGTTGAAGTGATTTTGAAAGAGGATGATAACTTCTTAAAGATCCGTGAAACCTTAACTCGTATTGGTGTAGCATCAAAAAAAGATAATACTCTGTATCAATCTTGTCACATTCTGCACAAACAAGGAAAATACTATATTGTCCATTTTAAAGAGCTCTTTGCCCTTGATGGAAAACCTGCAGACTTTTCAGAAAACGATATTGCTCGTAGAAATACAGTAACAAATCTACTGAAAGAATGGAAGCTTATTGATATTATCGATAATGATAAGATTGATAATCCCATTGCACCCATTTCTCAGATTAAAATTATTTCTCATACAGATAAAAAGAACTGGAAACTAGTTCCAAAATATAATATTGGTAAGAAAAAGAAGGTAGCGGCTTAGTTCGCTACCATTCTTTCTTATTAAAAAAAAATCACTTTAGGGTGATTTTTTTGTTTACATCCTCTATAAAATAGTATATAATCTATCTATAGAATGGAGGTAAAAGCATGGAATATAGAGTTTATAAGTTGAAGTTATGCGATATCCCATTGCGCATTGCTGATTCTGAATATACTACAGAAGCAGCTAATGATGCATGGAATTGGGTTCTTACATCTGAAAGTCCCACTAATCTAGCG